TATGTCACTGAAGAAGACCTAGAAGACATACTTTCCATGTATCCTATTAATGTTCGTATACTTGGTGAAGAATATCGAGACAAAGACTTTACAGGCAAAGATATTTGTCGTAAGCGTGATATCGATATACATTTTAACAAACGTGATCACCGTTTTAGTTCAAGTGATCTTAGGAGGAGAGTTTGTGAATAGATATATTTTTGATGTTGACGGAACAATTACTCCAAGTAGAGGACAAATAGATACAGACTTTGCAGTATTCTTTACAGACTTCTGTGCAGATCATTCTGTATATCTTGTTACTGGAAGCGACAAAGAAAAAACTATTGAACAAATAGGCGAAGAAATATATAGTCTTGCCGAAAGAGTATACAACTGTTCAGGCAGTGATGTTTGGCAAGGTGAAAAACATATACGCACAGATGATTGGAAAATAGGTCCAATAACAAGAGCGTTCTTAATAAGACAACTAGAAGAAAGTACTTTCCCATTAAGAACAGGATTACATATTGAAGAACGTCCTGGCATGGTTAACTTTAGTGTAGTTGGTCGCAATGCAACAATGGGTGAACGTAAACTATATGTTAAGCATGATACAGTTAATCAAGAGCGTGATATTATTGCCTCGCAGTTCAACACAGAATTTCCAGACTTAATTGCACGACCAGGCGGCGAAACAGGAATTGATATTTCGCCAAAAGGTAAAGACAAAAGTCAAATAATACAAGATTTTGATCCTAATGATACACTTTATTTTTATGGAGATAGAATGGATCCAATGGGTAATGATTATCCATTAAAGAAAGCAATAATAGATGCAGACTTAGGATTTGCCTTTCAAGTAAATGATTGGAAGGATACTTGGGAGAAACTTAAATGCGTATAATGTTAACTGGACACAGAGGATTTATAGGTAGTCATTTACTTAAGAGATTAAAGAAAAGAAATAGTGTTGTTTGTTTTGATTTACAAGACGGACATGACTTATATGATATCGAACTCAAAGAAGAATTTGATTTAATAATACATCTAGCAGGCAAAAGTGGTGTAAGAGAAAGTATTAAAGATCCTGCAGGATATTGGCGTAATAACGTAGAAGTAAGCAAACGTATATTTGAACGTTATCCTAACACAAGGATACTTTACGCAAGCTCTAGTAGCGCCTATGAGCCCGATTTGAATCCATATGCGGCTAGTAAGTATTGTGTTGAAGAAGCAGGTGAAAGATACGTTAACACATTAGGTATGCGTTTCCACACAGTATATTCTAGCAATCCACGTAAAGGAATGTTTTTACAAAAACTTATTGATAGTGAATTAGAATATACAACTAATCACTTTAGAGATTTCATACATATCGAAGATTTGTGTGATGCAATAGAATTGTGCATGAATAGTAAATTTACAGGTACTATTGACATAGGTACAGGACATCCATATAAAGTTTCAGACTTTGCACCAGATCTGCCTGTCCGCCTAAATACACCATATGAACGTAATTGGACATGTGCAAATACAGAAAAGATCAAGATGTTAGGCTTTAAACCTAAATACTCTGTAGAAAAGTACTTGACATCTTACACTAATGATAATATAATAAAACTTGAAATAGGAGAACCCACATGAAAGACATCTTACAAGACATCGTTGCACATACACACGCACTAGGCTTTTTGAATCTAGTAAAGGTTACTAACGATGAAGACACTAATATCGACTCAATGGCAGAAGATCGTTCTGTGATTTTGAGTGCGACAACAAATGCACCAGTTGGAGAATTCGAAGGTACATTTGGTATGCCTAACTTAGATAAGTTAGCACTACACTTGAAAAATCCTGAGTATCAAAAGGATGCAAAAATTGATGTTGTGAAAGCAGATCGCAATGGCGAAGTTGTTCCAACACACATCCACTTTGAAAATACAGCAGGCGATTTCCAGAATGATTATCGCTTTATGAACAAAGCAATTATTGATGAAAAACTAAAAACTGTTAAGTTCAAAGGTGCAACTTGGAATGTAACATTTAGTCCAAGTGTTGCTAGTATTGCACGTATGAAACTTATGAGTGCGGCACACGCAGAAGAGCCTACATTTAACGTAATGACTAAAGAAGGTAATTTAGTATTCAGCTTTGGTGATGCAAGTACACACGCAGGTGAATTTGTATTCCAACATGGTATTGAAGGAACACTAGCTCATACATGGAGTTGGCCAGTAGCACAAGTACAAAGTATTCTTAATTTAGATGGTGACAAAACTGTTAGCATTTCAGATCAAGGTGCAATGCAAATTACTGTAGACAGTGGTATGGTAAAGTATGATTACATCTTGCCAGCACAGAGCAAATAGTATATGAATTATAATTTCATAGATCACAAGTCAGACATTCAGTATCTTATACATGCAATTAATTTACATGGTCAAAATTTAATAGGTGCTGAAGTCGGATTGTTTAGAGCAGAAAGTTTTTGTACAATGTTACAAAACTGCCCTAACATAACAAAGCTCTATGGAATTGATAACTGGCAACCTTACACAGACTATATCGGTTCTATGCCAATGGAAGTTGATGAAAAGATGATTGAACTTGTAGAAATACAAGCCATGCATAACTTCAAATGGACAGGTGAAACACAAAGAGGAGAAATATTAAAAATGACTAGTATGGAAGCATCTAAAAAAATAGATGATGCTAGTTTAGACTTTGTGTTTTTAGATGCCTATATTGATCAACAAAGTACTGTGAACGATCTAAATACTTGGTATACAAAAGTAAAACCAGGAGGATTGTTTAGTGGACATGATTGGGATAGTCCTACTGTAGTAGATTGTGTAACACAGTTTAGGAAAGATAATAATATACAGACTAATTTAAGTTGCTACGGTGACACATGGATATGGAAAAAAGATGAATAAAGACTTAACAGCAACACAAAAAGATTATGCACATTTCTTGCCTGCACTTAGTGGGTTTTATGCAACGTATGTAGGCAAGCAACGTTTTGACAATTATGTAGATCCAGCAAGGATTCCTAGTAATTTTAAACATGGTGTTGAAAGTCTAAACTATCTTAATAAAGAGCAAGGTGCATTTACTTACAAATGGAGTTTGTATAGTGCAGGACATGCCAACTTAGATACAACTATTGAAGTACCTAAAGAAGATATGGTACGTAATAGAGATAGAGAAAACACTTGGTTACTTGGTGACTCAGGTGGTTTCCAAATTGGTAAAGGTGTATGGGAAGGTGATTGGAAAGATCCAAACTGTCCTAAAGCACAAAAGAAACGTGATGGCGTTCTAAAATGGATGGACGCTTATATGGACTATGGTATGGTACTTGATATACCTGCCTGGGTAGCACGTTCACCAGAAGGAGCCAAAGCAACAGGTATTGACAACTATCAAGATGCCGTAAATGCAACACGTATTAACAATGACTATTGGATGAAAAATAGAACTGGTTCGTGTAAGTTTCTAAATGTATTACAAGGTGAAACACATACTGATGCTGAAGATTGGTATCAGCAAATGAAAGACTATTGCGATCCTAAGAAATATTCAGATCATTTTAACGGATGGTCAATGGGTGGTCAGAATATGTGTGATATTCATCTAGCGTTACTACGTCTTATTAGTTTACGTTATGACGGACTTTTAGAAAAAGGATTACATGATGTAATGCACTTCTTAGGAACGTCTAAACTAGAGTGGGCTACATTGCTTACAGATGTACAACGTGCAGTTAGGAAACATCATAATGAAAACTTTACTATTACTTTTGATTGTGCTAGTCCTTTTCTCGCAACCGCGAATGGACAAATATACATTCAGAATGAAACAGCGGATCGTTCGAAATGGACATATAGAATGGTGCCAAGTGTTGACGATAAAAAGTATGCTACAGACAACCGCCTGTTTAAAGACGCTGTTATATCAGATGGGATATTTAAAAACTTTGAAAACAGCCCAATCACTGCCGAACTTAAAGTATCAGACGTTTGCACTTATGCTCCGGGAGACTTAAATAAAATCGGCAAAGAAGGAAAAACATCGTGGGATAGTTTTTCATATGCGATCCAGATGGGTCATAATGTATGGAGTCATATAAATGCAGTACAAGAAGCAAACAGACAATACGACAATGGAGTCATTCCGTCAATGCTTGTCGAAGAACGTTTTGACAGGTTATTTTTTAGAGACATTGTGGAGGCAATATTTGCAACTGATAAAAGAGACGAAGCGATAGCAGTCGCAAACGAATTCCGTAGATATCTAGACACTATAATTGGCACAAGAGGTGCAACAGGCAAACGTATGACTAATGCCCAAACTTATTTCAACAATTTGTTTGATACAGTAGAAGAAACAACTGACGAAATAGTTGACGGCGAATTTTCAGAAGAACAAGAAAATAAGTTGGAGGAAATGGAGAATGAGCAATTATGATAACGAGGCAGACAAAATATGTGCAAGGCTACAAGAAGTAGAACGGAAACATAGATCTCTTGACAAAGAGATTGAAATGCGTTATAATAATGTTACAGTTGATGAAGAAGTTCGCAGAATGAAAACTATGAAATTATATTTAAAAGATGAAATTTATAGATTAAACGAAAGACTAATACAGGCAAAACTAAAATGAAAAGAACATACGAAACAGGCATAGCAGAGGACGTTGTTTTCTTTACAGGTATCGAAGTAGAAAAAACTCCTGCTCACGGAATGGATACGCTATTTGTTACAGGTGTACAACCATGTGATACTATACAAGAAAAATTAGAAGATAGACAGCACATTTTCTTTGGTGCTAATCACAGTTTTGAACCACTTAATGAAGAAGAATGGAATAAATGGGAAAGAATGATTAAGGCCTTCTTAACTGCGGGTAAGTTATGTTCTCTTGATATTCCAATTAATTATGCAGAAGACTTTCTTGAAAGTGGACTTACAGAATATGAAAACTTTATTCCACAACTACGTATTCCGTTGCCTTACGTAAAACAGTGGAACTACAACACTATGTTGAAGATTGATGATAAAGGATTTAAGGCAACTAATCCAGGTGTATGGTGCCATAGTTTACATGATCTAATGGATAGAGAAAAATTCACAGATTGGACAAAGTATGGCCTTGACAAGCCAGTAAAGTGAGTGTATAATGGATGATATAATAAACAATGAACGATACTACGAAGGAATGATGCGTATGATGAGAGAAGAAGATAAAAAAATCTATATGGAAAACAAGGTAAATAGATCTATATGGGTAACATTCAAGAAAGAGGGTATACACAAATATCCAGCGGCACTAGATGATCCGAAACTTGCAACAGGCGATTGGGACGATGTTTCGTTTCTTGGTTATCCTCACCGTCATATTTTTCATTTCAGGGTGCAAATCGAAGTGCGCCACAACGATAGAGATATCGAATTCATCCAGTTCAAAAGATGGCTCGAAAGACTCTATTCAGGAACAGATAGTAACGGAGGTGAAGCGAAGGGCTCAACCGACGCTGACGTGCTCCTTTTAGATTACAAGTCGTGCGAAATGATTGCGGACGAGTTGTATGAGAAGATCTCTGCAAAATATCCTGGCCGTTATGTAGAGATTGAAGTTGCCGAAGATGGCGAAAACGGCTGTAACATAAAATATCCAAAACCCTAGATGCTGTTAAAAGGAATAGAAACAATGGCAATCAAATTTGATCGAGAAGCATATAAGACTATTTTCGACGATCTTGAAACCTTTAAAGAGTTTTGTGCAACTGCATATAACTTAGGTTTCGAAAGTGGATTTAAGTTCGATGAAAAGAACTTATACAACAGTAAGAGCTACGAGTGGAGAGCTTTTCAAAATTATTTAAAATATGGGAAACCCCCTAAACCACGTAATAAAAACGCAGGACGTTTTAATAGTAACCGGAGAAACTAATGACTATTCATATTGTAGACATCGAAGCAGTAGATACACGTTATACTAAGCAATGGAAGGAATATCTTCCAAAGCAACTGCGACGAGCTACAAATGAAGAAGTAGTTGTTATAAGTGGAGGAGAAACGCCTCAGGCTACAACGCCTGGGGCATTTCTTAACTTCGGCGGTACAAACGTATACAAGTCTAAACAACTTGAACAAATAGGAAAAATGTTTTGTAATGGAACTGTTAAGGACGGTGATTATTTTCTCTATACTGATGCCTGGAATCCTACAGTGGTACAACTACGCTACATGGCAGAGTTACTCGGTGTTGATATTTGCATTGGTGGTTTGTGGCATGCAGGTAGTTATGATCCGCAAGATTTTTTAGGCAGACTTATAGGTGATAAACCTTGGGTAAGACATGCTGAACAAAGTATGTATGAATGCTATGATGATAATTTTTTTGCTAGTGAGTTTCATATAGACTTATTTGCAAAAAGTTTAGATATAGATGATACAAAGACTCATCGTGTAGGTTGGCCTATGGAGTATCTAAAGAACAGTTTAGACAGTTATAAAAATATGGAGAAGAGGGATCTTATATTGTTTCCTCATAGAGTTGCTCCAGAGAAACAAGTTGAAATATTTAGAGATCTTAAAACACAACTTCCACAATATGATTTTATAGTTTGCCAAGAGCAAACGCTTACAAAAAATGAATATCATAATATGTTAGGTGAAGCAAAACTAGTATTCAGTGCTAACTTGCAAGAAACACTTGGTATTAGTTGGTATGAAGGTGCATTAGTAGATACTATTCCAATGGTGCCTGATAGATTAAGTTATAGTGAAATGGCACTTCCTGAGTTCAAATACAACAGTGATTGGACTATTGACTATGATTCATATATGCAAAACAGAGACAAAGTAGTAAAGCAAATTGTTGAATACATGGAAAATTATAAAGACTTTTTACCTAGCATACAAAAGCAGGTTACTAAATTACATAAGGAGTTTTTTAGTGGTAAAGAATTATATAGGGTAATTGCAGATGAATGATGACGATTTAACTTATACTGTAAAATTAGATAGTTTAGATGATACTATACCTGTATCGTATGAAGCTGGTGCTACAGTAGGAGGCCCAAGTACAATTACATTAACAGGCACTACAAATGATGATTTTAGTTATACGTTTGATACAACTTATGCAGGTGAATATGACAAGTACATAGATCCTCAGCAAGTAGAAAATATGTGTGAAGAATATCCAGCATTGCAAAAAGTTTGGCGTAACTTCAAAAGCCTATACGACATGACATTACAAGACTACAAAGGCAAGCAAAAGGCAGGAGAATTAGATGATGAAATTCCTTTCTAATTTAATGGACAAACTTGGCAGACGCCGAGTAATTACAGATAGAACAGGTAAGATTCCATATCTTATACGCTACTATCTATTTTTAAAAGAACGTAAGAACTTTCCTTTTAACATTACGTTACATAAAGTATTAGTAAGTGATGAACCTACACTACATGATCATCCTTGGAATTGGGGTGCTTTTATTTTAAAAGGTGGATATTGGGAACACATTCCTATTATTTCAAAAGAAGGTGCAGTTGTAGGATCAACAAGAGTTTGGCGTGGTCCTGGTTCTATTAGATTTAGAAAAGCAGATGACTTGCACTGGTTAGAACTTGCTAAAGATGAACAAGGAAATGAAATACCGTGTACTAGCATTTTCTTTATGGGACGTAAACAAAAGGAATGGGGCTTTGTACGTTTTGTACATGCAACAGCAAACAACTGGCAAAATGCTGGTTACAGATGGGTACACAACGAAACTTACTTAAACGAGAAATATAAAAATGATTAAGAAACATTATTACAGTTGGACTGATGTTGAACGTATGTGCGTCAGTATTGTCAATCAAATGTACAAAGACGAATGGCGTCCTAACTACATAGTAGGAATTACACGAGGTGGTAATGTACCTGCTACAATTATTTCGAACATGACTGGCATACGTTGCGAAGCACTAAAAGTAAGTCTACGTGATGATAATAGAGAAAGTGAAAGTAACTGTTGGATGGCTGAAGATGCACTTGGATATCCTCATTGTGATACTGGAGATAATAAAAAGAATATTCTAATTGTAGATGACATTAACGATACTGGTGCAACATTCAATTGGATTATGCAGGATTGGCCTGCTGGGTGTTTACCTGACAGCCCAGAGTGGAATAATGTTTGGACTCATAATGTACGTTTTGCAACACTTACTGAAAATTTAGCAAGTGACTTTAGTAATGTAAGTTATACCTGTCACGAAGTAAACAAAGCAGAAGAAGATGTTTGGCTTGTTTACCCATGGGAAAATGTTGCAGACTATGCGTGATGATTTAATGGTACAACAACAGGTAGACAATGTATGGCAACATATGGTTGGTGTTATTTGTTTGAACTGTACAAACCGTAAACAAGTTAAGGCAGTACTACCTACATTCTTTACTAAATGGCCTACACACAAAGCATTTTTACATGCAACTAAGAATCAAATTGAAGACATTATTGCACCTTTAGGTATGCGAACGGTAAGAGCAAACAGACTGTATCGAATGAGTGAACAGTTTGAAGACTGGGACGGAGAAGATGCTACAGAACTATATGGCATAGGCAAGTATGGTAGTGATAGTTATGAACTATTTTATAAAAAAAGAGTGCCAGAAAATATTGGCGATCATGAATTAAAACGTTATGTAGAGGAAGAATTTTATGAAACCGTGGACTGATGTAGTAGTTGACACAAAAGACTTTACAGTTTACAAAGACGGATATCCTGTTACAGAAGGACATATTCTTTTTGTACCAAAAGAACAAACATGGCAGGATTTAAGTAAGTGTTTCGAAGCCGCATACAAATGGGGCTATGATTGGGTTGATCGCGGATATTGTGATGCGTTCAACATTGGACAGAATTGTGGAGAGGCCGCAGGTCAAACTGTTGACTATCCTCATGTACATCTCATTCCTAGGCGCAAGGGTGATATGGAAGATCCGCGAGGAGGAGTGCGTCACGTAATACCTGAAAAGGGAAACTATAGGAAAGGAGATTTATGTTGAAGGAAATCATGATTAGTGCGGCTAAAAAGCACGCCGAAGCAGAGATTGAATTGCATAAGGCTAACATCGAAGTCTACATGAGACAAGTAGTAGGTATAGGCGAACACAGCGATATTATCGAAACTATCCAAAAAGAGTTAGATGCTATGGCTACTGCAAGCGATAGACTAGAAATGCTTAATAAACATTTCAATGACTAAGAGAACACTATTTTTAGGAGATAGCCACAGTCACGGTTATGCCGAGATTGACGGCGAAGTAAAGTTCTGGCAGGAATATAACTATGGAGAAATTTACTCTAAATTAAATAATACTCCTGTGGCTATCTACAGCATTCCCGGAGGATGCAATAAAAAATATCCAACATGGCTAAAAGCCATGTTGAACTACTATGAAAATAATATATCAGAAGTTTTTGTACAAGCAACATATTGGAATAGATATCTAATTGCTTGTAGTAGAAATTTAGATGTAGGTGACGGTATTCAACCAGATCATTTTTCAAGAGGCCCAAAACAACCTGTTGCAAAGGATGATCCTGAATTAGTAGATAGATGGACTGATGAATTAGTTTCTGAAGAACATGCAGAACTAATTGAACAGTGCCGACCTGAGAACTTTGAACAGTTCAAAGGGTTTGAATATTCTGAAAGAAGAGGAATGACACATGACTGGGGTCCTTTTCAAGAGAAGTATCAATATACAAAGTTGTGGCATGAAAGTGCTACACATCTACAATATAGGGAATGGTGTGCTGATTACTTGTTAATGGATTTTATCTGTGCCAAGTTAAACATTCCCATGTATGTATGGTCTATTAATGATAGAGTGTTCATACCTAAGCATAAGAACTTTTATGGTGACTTTGCAGTAACTGGTTTTGCACCTATGAGTGCAGAGCAATTCATCTTAAAAGAACATAATATAAACATAGAAACAGACGAATATAGGTATGACGGAGAGCATTATACTACCGAAGTCCATGAAATAATTGCAAAAGATTACATAGAATACGTAAAAAATGCTTGACACAGACCTAAATAAAGTGTATAATATAACAATATTGGCAATCCACTGCCTTAACATCGGAGAACGAAAATGAGCAAAGTAGAACAAATAAAAAAGAAATTAGAAGATGCAGGTATTAGATACTGGGCAAATGATAATATTAGTGCAGTTCTTGAAGATGGTGATAAGCAACAATTAATTGAAGAAGCAATTCCTGCTTTTGAAAATGTGTTGCAGACACTATTAATTGATACAAAAACAGATCCTAACAGTCAAGATACAGCAAGACGTATGGCTAAGATGTATATCAATGAGATTATGTCTGGTCGTTATGATAAAATGCCTAACCCAAGTGCATTTCCTAACTACATTGAAGGTGGTTATGAAGGTATGCTTGTTGTGCGAAGCGAACTTACAAGTTTGTGTTCGCATCATCATCAGACTGTAAAAGGTGTTGCATACATTGGAATCATTGCAGGCCCTAAATTACTAGGACTAAGTAAATATACCCGAATTGCACAATGGTGTGCTATGCGAGGAACACTACAAGAAGAACTTAATGTTATGATTGCAGATGCAATTCAAGAACAAACAGGTAGTGAACACGTTGGTGTCTATGTACAAGCAACACATGGTTGTTGCGAAAATAGAGGTATTAGAGCAAAGAGTAGTTTGACACAAACAACTGTATTGCGTGGTGCTTTCAGCAAAGACCCTGCAACTAAGAAAGAATTTATCGATAACGTAAAACTGCAACAACAGTTTGCTTGTGGAGTATAATATGCCAGAAGTTTTAGAAAAACCTAAAGAAAAGGTTAAGCAACTCAGGTACTCCGAAGCATTTTATAGTGTACAAGGTGAAGGTAAATTTGTAGGAGTCCCAAGTGTATTCCTACGTACTTTCGGTTGTAACTTTCGTTGTATGAATTTTGGTACAGGTGAGAAAAAAGATCGTTGGACTTTACATAAAGAAGGCAAGCGATATAATGATGAAGTAAAGGACCTTATTGATAATAAAGTCCACGAAACTACAAAAGAGTTTAACGACTTGCCTATTGTACATACAGGTTGTGATACTTATGCAAGTATCTATCCAGAATTCAAACACTTCAATATGCTTAAAACAGTAGATGAAGTGGTTGAACATTTGTTATCACTTACTCCTAATGGTAAGTGGACACAAGACAATGGACAAGACATACACTTGATAATGACAGGTGGTGAACCTTTGTTAGCGTGGCAGAGGCTTTATATTGATTTGTTCGAACATCCACGTATGCGAGATCTAAAAAATGTTACATTTGAAACAAATACTACACAAACTCTATATCCAGAGTTCTTCCAGTATCTCAGCAATCAAGACAGGTTTGAAGTCACTTGGAGTTGTTCCCCGAAACTTGCAGTTAGCGGAGAACCTTGGGATACTGCTATTAAGCCTGATATTGCTTTGCAGTATAGTCGTGTTACTGGTAGTGACATTTATCTTAAGTTTGTTGTCGCTACTCAAGATGACTTTGATGAAGTTACGAGAGCTGTGGAGGCTTATAGAAATGCCGGGGTACAATGTCCGGTATATCTTATGCCGCTTGGCGGACGTTCGGAAGAATATAACCTCAATGTTAAAGAAGTCGCCGAAGCATGTATGGAGCGAGGTTGGCGCTTCACACCAAGACTCCACATTAGCCTATTCGGAAATGCCTGGGGAACCTAAGATTGATATGCCAAAAACACATTATAAAAATAAACAACATGAAAAAGCAATGAAGGCAGAGATAAAAGAAGATCCTTCCGATGCAATCAGAAAGGCAGGATGGTAATGCTAGATAAAATGAAAAAGGCTTTAGGTATAAAACCTAAAGAAGAAGTAAAACAAACACCAGAACAAGAAAGAAGAGCAGTTCTGGCAAAAGAAAAAGAAGCGGCTACAAAAGCAGGTAAGCCGTGGGTAGGCGTTTTAGACACACAAGTCAATCCTGATAATATTAAGAATGGTTTCTTTGAACTTGATTGGAATAATGAGTTTATTGAACAATTACTTGATGCAGGTTATTCAGGTGAAACAAACGAAGAAATAGTTGATGCTTGGTTTAGAACTATTGCAATGCAGGTTTTGGACGATCAAGGGGTTGACAAAAATCGCGAAATGGGTTATATTAATGTTAAACCATTAGATAAGGACAAGAGCGAAGTATCATGAGTACATATATCCTAGTAGACACAGCAAATACATTCTTCCGTGCTAGACACGTAGTACGAGGTAGCGTTGATGATAAAGTTGGTATGGCATTGCATATTACACTTAACAGTGTAAAAAAGGCATGGGCCGACTTTAACGCTGATCATGTTGTATTTTGTTTAGAAGGACGCAGTTGGCGTAAAGACTTTTATGAGCCATACAAGCGTAATAGACAAGAAACACGTGATGCAATGACTCCGCAACAAGCAGAAGAAGATAAAGTGTTCTGGGAGATATTCGATGAATTCAAAGACTTTATTGGTAGTAAAACTAACTGTACAATGATGCAACATCCGCAACTAGAAGCAGATGATCTTATTGCAGGTTGGGTACAAGCACATCCTAATGATACACACGTAATCATTAGCACTGACGGTGACTTTGCACAACTTATTGCTCCGAATGTAAAACAGTATAATGGTGTTAGTAATACTATTATAACACATGAAGGTTATTTTGATGATAAGAAACGTCAACCTATTATAGATAAAAAGACAGGCGAAGCAAGACCTGCACCTAATCCACAATGGATGCTATTTGAAAAATGTATGCGTGGTGATACAAGTGATAATGTGTTTAGTGCATATCCAGGTGTTCGTACAAAAGGTACTAAGAATAAAGTAGGTTTGCAAGAAGCATTTGCAGACAAAGATACAAAAGGTTACAACTGGAATAATCTTATGTTACAACGTTGGGTAGATCATAACGGTGAAGAACATCGTGTACTAGATGATTATCAACGTAATGTTGTGTTGTGTGATTTATCAGCACAGCCGAATGATATTCGTGACATCATTAATGGTGTTATTGAAGACCACATGACTCCGAAAGACGTACAACAGGTCGGCATGCGTCTTATGAAGTTTTGTGCTAAATGGGATATGCAAAGGATTGCAGAAAATGCAAAACTATATGCAGAGCCCTTAAACGCAAAATATCCCGACCAGGAGGCAACAATATGATAAAGGCAAAATCAGTACTAAAAAATAAGTTCTGGATAATGGAAGAAGATGGCAATAAGATTGGCACTCTACACCGTAATGAAGAAGACAAAAAGTATATGTATACTTGCAGTACCGGAACGACATTCTATGACAATGAAAAAGAATTAAACACTGCATTAGGTAATATTACTTGGAGTGTAGGAACTATTAGTGATAGTGAATCTCATATAGACAAAGAACTATATGGATTTCCTACAAGTAGTATTCCTTATAATACAATGTATGACGTACAACGTAGGTTACCATTGTTTACAAAGAGTCCTAAAAGTAAAAGTGTATATGCGGCAGGTTATTACATTATAAGATTTGACAAAGGCTGGGTAAGAAGTTTTTGTCCTAAGAGTGTAACTATTGAAAAATATCCTTTCAAAGGTCCTTTTAAAACAGACTTACAAATGAGAACGGAGTTAAGCAATGCCAATAGAGCCGATTAATACTGCACCAATACAACAATTTATTAATCAAGTAAAAGGCGCAGATGCTTCTCAGCAAAAAGAAGTCAAACTAGATATTATGACTGCACGTAAACTAGCACTTACACTAGGTGAAGTAATGGCACGTATGAATGGTGACTTAGAAAAGTTTGTAAAAGAAAATGCACCTAAAGGCGAAGAAACTGTAACCATCAATATGGATGGTGGACAAAGCTGGTAATAAGTACTAATATAACCTAAAAAAGAGATAAATATATGCGTACATAATTTATGGAGTACGCAAATGAGTAGACCAAAACCTACGGTAATATTAGAACATATAGATAAAAAGACATATAAGTCTGAACAAGTATTAGAAGCAGAAGCTATATGGGCAGTGTTTTTTAAAGGCAAGCCCTTCAATTTGAAGTCTCTAAACGTTATCACGAATTACCCTGGACCTAAATACAAAAAAGTATCTTTTTCAAATCCAGGACATGCACATAATCTAGCACAAAAATTGAACGAACTATTTAATTCAGAAGACTTTGCAGTATATAAACTTACTACAGGTGAACTAACAGTCGAATGAACTGGAAAGAAACCTATACAAAAATCTTTTTGAAGAATAGTAATATTGCACTAAGTGATGCTACTATGAAGGAATATCTTCCTTTGTGGTGGCAAAACACTAGAGCAAAAGATGAAGGCGGATTGCGCCTTACAGAAGACGGGTATATACATCTTACAGAAAAATTGGATATACAAACATATGAAGTACCATTTCCAAAAGACTTCAAAGTAACTACACAAGTTATTATATTTTTGGACAAATTTATAGACTGTCCATACTTCCTTTCACCGTATAGTATCATTGTAACAAACGAAAAAAAGGCCATGGAATTGCACCTTTTTAGCGGAGATCTACGTAAATACGGACTAGCAAAAGCTCTTAAAAGACACGAAAATTAATATTTTGGTAATAAAGAGGTTGACTTTTCGGCCTTGTGATAGTATTATAATAGTATAGTAAATGAGCAAAGACACTACAACTAGAGAGGCTAATATGGAAAATATCGCAACACGTACTGTCACTCCTAATGGGGCTAAAAAATCAATCGCAAGAGCTTTTAAAAAGCAACGTCCGGTTTTTATTTGGGGTCCTCCAGGTATTGGCAAATCAGACATTGTACATCAAATTGGAGCATCTATGGATGCATATACAATTGATGTTCGACTATCGCTATGGGAACCAACAGACATTAAAGGTATTCCCTACTATGCGGCAAATGACAACTGTATGGCTTGGGCACCGCCACAAGAACTTCCTACACAAGAATTTGCAAAGAAACATAAATGGATTATTTTGTTTCTAGATGAAATGAATTCAGCGGCACCGGCTGTACAAGCGGCCGCTTATCAATTGATACTTAACCGTAAGGTTGGTACATATACACTGCCAGACAATGTTCTTATTGTTGCGGCAGGTAACCGTGACGCAGATAAAGGCGTTACATACAGAATGCCAGCACCATTGGCAAACAGATTTATCCACTTAGAAATGGCTGTGGATTTTGATGATTGGTTTGCTTGGGCTGTTGCAAACAACCAACACAAAGACGTAGTTGGTTACCTAACTTTTAGCAAGAAAGATTTATACGATTTCGATCCGAAGTCACCGAGTCGTTCTTTTGCAACACCACGTAGTTGGTCGTTTGTATCAGAATTACTTGAAGATGACGACGACGAAGAAACCACTACAGATCTTGTAAGTGGTTCAGTTGGTGAAGGCCTTGCAGTGAAGTTTATGGCACATAGAAAAGTTGCTGGGCAGATGCCTAACCCTACAGACATTTTGTCAGGTAAGGTTAAGGAGCTCAACAATAAGGAAATCAGTGCGATGTATTCCTTAACAGTGTCTCTTTGCTACGAGCTTAAAGAAGCCTGCGACAAGAACGATAAAAAGTTTGATACTAAAGTTAATAACTTTTTACGTTTTGCTATGGATAACTTCGACACAGAGTTGGTTGTAATGGGAATCAAATTAGCCCTCACACAATACTCATTACCTATCGATCCTGATGAAGTCGAATGTTTCGATGAGTTCCATGAACGTTTTGGCAAGTATATTACTGCCGCACAAAAGGTTTAACCAAATTAGAATAGGGGTGAAAGCCCCTATTCTTTTTACCAAACTATTTGACATTGAAACGTAAAGATACTATAATAAGTAACATAGCAAGGAGAATAAGATGAGTGCAGTAGCAGGAAAAAAACATTGGTCACCTAATCCAGACATTACTCCAGCAGAACTGGACGAAATGCGTGTTGATGTTCTTGACAGAATTATTGTAGCACGTATTGGCTTACTTCTTAGACATCCTTTCTTTGGTAATATGGCAACACGTCTGCGTATTAAAAGTGCAGATGATTGGTGTCCTACAGCCGCAGTAGACGGTAAAAATTTATATTTTAACACTCAATTCTTTAATGCTATGGATAATAAAGAGATTGAGTTTGTAATTGCACACGAAATTTTGCATTGTGTATTTGATCATTTAGGACGTAGAGCTTGGCAGGGTAGAAACTTAGATCCTCATATTAGTAATATTGCACAAGATTATATTGTAAACAATACACTTGTAAGAGACAATATTGGTACTAAGCCTAAACTAGTAGATTGTTTTCAAGACTTTAAATATGAAGATTGGACTTCAGAAGAAGTTTACGAAGATATTTTTCAAAAGTATGATGAAGAAGAACTTAAAGCATTAGGTGAATTGTTAGACGAACATCTTGATTTAGATGATGATTCAGGAGGCTCTGCAAACAATAAAGATCCTGAACAGGATACTAATCATGACGAAGGTAACAAGAGTGTAAAGGCACCTAAGTATAGCAAAGAAGAACTAAAGAAGATTAGAGATAGTGTAAAAGAAGGTATGATGCAGGCCGCACAAGCCGCTGGCGCAGGTAACCTTCCTAAAGAAGTTCAGCGAATGATATCTGAACTTACAGAACCTAAAATGAACTGGCGTGAACTTATCCGTCAGCAGATACAGTCTACTATAAGAAATGACTATACATTTAGTCGTCCATCACGTAAAGGTTGGCATACTGGTGTAGTATTACCAGGTATGAACTTTGACGAGCAGATTGATCTTTGTATTGCATTTGATATGAGCGGATCAATTGGTGGTGATATGCCTAGAGACTTCCTAAGTGAAGTAAAAGGTATTTGTGATGAATTCAAAGAGTACAATATTAAAATTTGGTGTTTTGATACATCTGTATATGCAGAGCAAGATTTTCATTCAGATCAAGGCGATGACATTTCAGAATATCAACCTGTAGGCGGTGGCGGAACAGAGTTCATGGTTAATTGGGAATACATGAAAGAAAATGACATTGTTCCAAAGAAATTTATTATGTTTACAGACGGTTACCCATGGGGCAGTTGGGGTGAAGAAGATTACTGTGAAACAGTATTTGTAATACATAGCAACCGTAAAAAGGATATTCAAGCACCGTTTGGTGTTACTGCACACTATGAAGAAACCGTTTAAATCACCAAATCCTAATGATTTTTTTCAAATTAGAAAGTTAAAATTTGAAGCACCTCACCTTGAATATATCGATCTACCATTCGCATATAACATAGAAAATAGTCTAGAAAAGTGGATTACAGACAACTGTAAGAACAGATTCTATATCAAAAAGACTATGGCCATAACAGATAAGCAAGGATTCAAACTTAGAGTAGGTTTTGAAGATCCTAAAGAAATGTCATATTTCGTTTTGGCGTGTCCACTTTTGAAATACAAGTAAATAATATACACAGTTAACGGAGGTAAAAGATGACTGAAGAAAAGAAGAACCCACAAGTAGCGGGTACACAAACAGCACCACAACAGCCTACTGAGCCTGTTGAACTAACAATTCAGGACTTAGGCGTCATTAGAAGTATTATTGACGTGGCTAGCCAACGCGGTGCATTCAAAGCAAATGAAATGGAAGCAGTTGGTAAAACATATAATAAGCTAGAAACTTTTCTAGAAACTGTTCAGAAGAAATCTGAAGAGGCAAAAGCGGCTCAAGAAAAGGCGCAAGGAGAAAAAACAAATGGCTAATATAAAACATGTAGGACGTATAAAGTCAAACCAACGTAAAGTTGCAGTGGCTTTTCGCGTACTACCCGATGATCCAAATCATGCACTTATTGTAGATACTGCAACCCTAAGCGATGCAGATCACGATAGTTTAATGAAATTAATTGAATCTGATGCAGGTCAGCAAGCACATGAACTTGCAGAAGCAATGGATAGAGCAGTATTAAGTGATGGTGCTCGTATGTTACCAAGATTTCACCAAACTGGAAGATTACAAAAGATTCCAACATCTGAAATTGAGATGACACCTAATAACACCACAGCAGTTTTATTGTCTGAAATTAATTCAGCAGTAGCAGAACAAAAAGGTGTAACAGTAGCAGATCTTGCTATGTCTGACAATACTGTGCCTAAGACTACTACAGAAACTGTAGGTACTGTAAACGAAATGCCAGCCACAACAGAAGTTGCGGCAGAAGCTGATGCGGCACGTATTCAAGCACCAGACGATGGAGTGATCTCCGACGAACAACTGGCGGCAAGTTATAGATCACAAGCCGATAGAATGTTCAAGGAAGCGAAAAGGTTACGTGAACAGGCTGAAGAGCTAGTTCCAACCAAGAAGAAGAAAAAAGAAGAAGCATAATTTTTTCTTCCGCAACACATCGGATTGATGAATGAAACGTAAGAAGTTTCCTGCGGATGTTATACGACAGTGGCCCGAGGTATTCAAAGACATAGATGTACATAGTGTACCGATGGAATACATCAACACTATTCATGTAGAGTTTAAGAATGGTAAAGCGTGGGACATTGATTGTAAAGCAAAACGGAGCATATCTAATAATAACGTTACCAAAGAGCTAGAAGATTTATTCGAGCAGTACGGTGACGCTATAAAGGGTATTGACTTCCGTATCGACAGTCGAAGAGTTAAGAAAGACATTCAAAAAGAAACTAGAAAATTTCTTAAGAGACGCAAGTAATGGGACCTGAAGGAAGTAACCTAAACATATCAGAAAGTGGCCAAGAGTTTTTTGTTTTAGATCAATTAGGATATAAAAAGAACGGTTATTTTATTGATATTGGTGCTTCAGATGGTGTTACTGCTAGTAATACTTTTATATTAGAGAAGTTTTACAGGTGGCAAGGTATTTGCGTTGATCCTAATCCTAGCACATTAAAGAGCTTATGCGGAGCAAGAGATAGTGTAATAAGCGATCTCTGTGTGTATAATGAGTCAGGAAAAATACTACCGTTTCGGTATTTAGAGGATCAAACACAGTTTTTTGGTTGGAATTTGAGATCAGGTATTGAAGGTATTATCGAGGATCCAGGAGAAGACTTTGCACATATGAATGTGTATAGCATTACTCTATCAGACTTGATAAAATTATATAAGGCACCTCCGGTTATAGATTATATTAGTCTTGATTGCGAAGGAAGTGAATCTTTAATATTAGAAGCATTTGATTGGAGTGTTCATATTAACACTTTGACTGTCGAATTTGAAAACGACAAAAATCGTCAAAAGATATTAAATATACTAGAAAACCAAGGCTTTGAGCGTCATATACGCTGTGATAACGAAGATTGGTATGTAAATAACATTATTAAATAAATGCACATAAGGCATAAATACATATAATAAAGAATCAGGAGACAAAGAATGTCACTACGTTTGAGAAGAGGTACAGACGGCGAACGTCTAGCAATAACGCCAGAAGCGGGCGAACTTATATTCACTACGGATACTAAAACAGTATTTGTTGGCGATGGTGCCACACAAGGTGGTATTGTTGTTAGTGCCGGCGGAGTTACTTTAGCAGACTTAGGTGATACAAACATTGTATCTGTACAAGACGGTGATTTATTAGGTTATAACGCATCTGCAAGCAAATGGGAAGCAACAAGATTTGTTGACACTGATATAACAGGTAGCGTATTTGCTAAAGACTCAGGTGTACTTGTTGACGCAAACGCTGGTCTAATCACTGGTACAGTAAGCACAGATGCTGTTACAGCATCAGGAACAATTACAGCAAACGCATTTGTAGGCGATATTACAGGTGGTGTTACAGGTGATGTTGTTGGTAATGTTACAGGTAACATAGTAGGTAACTCAGTAGGTTATCATACAGGTGATATTACAGGTAGCGTATTTGCTATAGATTCAGGTTTAATGGTTGACGCAATTAACGGTGAGTTTTTTGGCAACAGAATTTTTACAACAAAAGTTGATAATACTGCTGGACAACTTACACTTCAAGGTACTACTGGAATTAGAATTCAACAAACAGGCGGTAGTGCTAACACAATGACATTCAATGACACTGACGGACTTGTCATTAACGGTAGTGGCAACAATTTATCATTCACTGGAACAACTGGATTAGATGCAGGTAACACTATCCTTTCTCGTAAAACAGACGGTAATCCAATTTTTAGTTTTACAAGAACAGAATCAACAGGACAAGTAGCAACAGAAGCAAGTATTGGACGTATAACATTTAGTAAGACTGATACAGATGGTACACAAACACCATTCCAAATTGAAGTTAACAAAACTTACCTGAATATTTTCCCTAACCCAACTGGCACACCAGATTACACAAAATTTGTACAAGTTTGGAATAACGGTAAATTACAAGTAGGCGGAGAAGCTGGCGGCTCAGGTTATCAAGGTATGAGTAGAGAACCAGATGCACAACTAGAAGTAACAGGTAACGTTAAAGTAAATGGTGCGTTTGAACTGCTTTTAGGTAATATGACAACTACAGAACGTAATGCACTAACAGCCGCAAACGGTATGATCATATACAATACAACAGACAACAAGTTCCAAGGCTACGAAAATGGTGCTTGGGCCAACTTAATTTAACACTAACCTAAATCCAAATAAATACATTTGTAGGAGTACAAATGGAAATTTTTATAGCAATTCTAATCGGTATTATATGGAGCCAAGTAATAAGTCATTTTGGTGCAAGTATTCTTTTGCATCGACACTATTGCCACAAACAATTCAAAGTTCCTGTATGGTTTGAATGGGTTGGTTTGTTTATGCTTTCAGTAGCATACATTAGAACACCTATTGGTTGGATTGCTAGTCATCGTATGCATCATCATCATTCAGATAGCGAAAAAGATCCGCATAGTGCTAAACATGTTGGCTTTTGGAAAGTGCTATTAACTATTTGGGATATACCTAATATACCTCCTAAATATGCAAAAGACCTTTACGCTAATCCTAGATTAGTGTTTTTTCATAAACATCATTTGAAAATATTAGCGGCACATAACATAATAAGTTTTATAATTAGTCCTTATTTTTGGCTTGCTTATGCCGCAGTACCG